ACCTTGTATACCTTGGGCAGTACCTGCCATACCTGTTTGTAGTCCTCGATAGCCCGCTTCTAGACCTTGGATACCTAAGCCCGCACCGAACTGTTGCGCTTGTTGAGCTTGTTGGAAGGCGTTTTGTAGTCCTTGGGCTTGGATATCACCGAGCTGAGTACCTAAATTACGCTGGCGCTCTGCTTCTAAAATAGCCGAACGAGATCCACCGAATGCACCTTGTTGGGCGGCTTGTGACTGCATACCCTGTTGTTGGATCTGAGATTGACGAACCGCTTCCCGTTGCTGAGTGTCAACTACGTTTTGCATATAGGGTGACATGTAAGCTTGCATTGACTCTGGAGACGTGGCTTGTTGAGCGTATTGTGCTCCCGCACCGAAACCCTGTTGTGCTCGTTGTACACCAATACCGCCAATCCCTGCACCGGCTTGCCCATACCCCATACCTTGCATACCGATACCTGCGGCGGTGCTACCATATTGTTGGGCTTGAGGAGCTAACCCTGCGGCTTGTGCACCGTACCCAGCACCCATCTGGCCGTATATATCGGCTTGGCCTTCCGCCGCACGTTGTGCTTGTTGGGCTGTAGTTAGTCCTTGCTGACCATACTGAGCACCTTGTGCGCCATAATTTAATGCACCTTGTTGTGCTAACTGCGAGGTATCCATAGCCTGCTGTGCGCCTTGAGCGCCATAAGCCGAAGCCATATTACCAAAGCCTTGTGCGCGACCGCCAGTAATGCCAGCTATCTGACCTGCTTGTTGAGCACCTTGAGCACCAAAATCAGCGGCTTGTTGCCCGAACTGAGAGCCTTGAGCGCCGTAACCTATGCCAGCTTGACCCGCTTGTGACCCTTGAGCGCCGTACATTTGCGCCATACGTTGTGCTTGCTGTGCAGATTGTTGCGCTTGTTGTGCACCTGCAATACCTAATGTCGATGCGGCACCGCCATATCCAGCACCAGCTTGCCCATAGCCCAACGAAGTTTGTTGTAACCCTTGCGCTACAGGTTGTGTAGCAAGGCCCCCTTGTCCCACTGCTGAGGTTAGATTAGACGCCTCCGTCAGTTGAGGTGCTACCTGCTGATTTGCTACGTTCTGAAACGCTTGCGCTTCCATAGGGCTAAATGTAGCCATTCTTTGCCCAGCATAGGGCTGATACGTTGCCCCTGTGGTTAAAGCGTGCGCTCGCCCTAGCGTATCTTCTACGTATGGACGTGCGTATTCAGGAATATTAGTCTGAGTGACTTTTTGTTCGCTGGGACCGCCCCCGCCCCCGCTAGCTATATAGGCTTTTATCCTGCCGCCCTCTTTTTTGAAAGCTCGCGTATCTAGTTCTGGGATACCTAGGTTTAAAAGGGTGCGGCTACTCTGCAACATTTAAGTGCTCCTTACGGTACGCATCATACCGCTCAAAATATATAGTTTTCCAAACTTCGGGCATATACTCTTTGGCTTTTTTCTCGCCTACACAGACATGCACGGCGTACGTAATAATATGTCCTGCTGCGTACCGTAACCCGTGGGCTATCTCTAACCCATGTTCATCTTTTTGAGTTTCAAATTTATTTGCGGTGTCATAAGCAGAAACAACGCTAATCCACATAGGTAAAACTTGCTCTTGGATGCTACGGTAGAAAGGATTTGCTTGTAAATAAACTAAACAGCATAGAAATGCGTGGTTGATACGGTCGTCGGAAACAGGATTGTCTTTATCTACCAGATCATCCCATATATGGGAAAGGTCAACAAACAAACGAAACATGTTTAGCGCGTCTTGATTTCCGCCAAACCACTCCAGTTTTCCTTCTTCTATGTTCATGCTGGCATAACCGTATCAAGGTTTACTTTGGCTTGCTGTGTAGTTTTACCGTGCGCAGCCTTTCGAATTTTGTCCACCATGGCATATAACTTAGCCGCACCACGCTCGGGGTCGCCGTTACCTAACCGTGCAACAACCTCTGGAGGTATATATACTTCGCCGTCTGCTACACGAGCGGGTTGGTCGCCTTCGATACTAGCTGGAATGCTGTCACTGAGACCATCGCCTTCGCCTTCAATCAGCATGGCAAAACCTAGATAATCATTTAGAGCACGAACCCCTGCTGCAGTGCTACCGCTACCCGCGCCATTAACCGCGTCAGCAGGGACAACAAACCCATTATCTGCCATATCCCCACCGGCTCGGAACTTAGGCCCATTCGCTAGACTGGCAATACCGCCTTCAGCCATCTTTTGGATACGACCGCCTTGAGCCACATCTTCCCCACCCATATCAGCAGCTGAAGCATTACTAGGGCCTGCATCACCACCGATGCCGTCGTCGCTGTAATCGTAGCCCATCTCATAGCCATAATTAATACCACCAGAATCATAACCTCCATCACTGTCGTAGTTATAGCTTCGCGACCTAGAGCTTAAGGCATTAATCTGATCCTGCAGCTGTTGGAACTGGTCGACCGTCGGCGCCGTTTTAATTACGCTATTTGAAAGTGGGTCATACTTATACCCAAACTGAGTAGCTTCTATGTCTTTAGCGTTCTGTTGTAGTTGAGCTTGGCGTTCTTGAACCGCTGCTCCGGCCTCAGGATTGTATACGCCTTGATTGGGCAACGCTGACTGGAAAGCAGCTAACTGCGGCGCTTGGTTGTATTCCGCTTGAGCACGTTGCATTAGCTTTTGGTTGTACTCGGTAACAGCCGGATTTATCGTGCGTGTAGGTTGCTCGTAAGGCCCTTGAGTTTGTGTAGCCCCACCTTCCGCAAACCCTTCAAAATCAGCAGCAGGCGTGACAGCCCCCGGCGTGTAGGACTGGTTAAAGTACGGTTGCCCCGGCAGCCCAAACTCAGGATTTATTTCTTGTGTGTACTCGTATTGACGGATGTCGCCTTCGTCAGGAGTTTCTTCTGGTTGTTCTTGATTATAGGATGCACCTAGTATTGGTGCGGATGCAGCAGCAATATTTTTTAAGTTACTCGACATAAACGCACCGGGAGCTTTAGCGATTTCGCCTAGTCCCAATCCCGCTGTTTGGAAAGGAGTCATTACTGTTGGCGTTGCCCCCGGTGCAAAAGATGCACTGCTAGCAATATTTTCCAACCCTGCCCTTCCAAAACCAGCAGCTTGATCCGCCAACATGGCAGCTTGAGACCCCGTTCCCGTAGCAGCACCCGGCACACCCATCGCACTAACAGCGGCAGCAGGTGTCGCCGCGCCCGCAGCAGAAACTGCACTACCAAGCCCAGATCCACCGTAAGCGCCTAGACCTGCTAACAGACCTTTACTTAGATCACCAGTAACCAGCGCTGTACCCCCACCAACTAAGCCAGCGGCAGCCAATGGGCCTAGCGGAGTGAAGCCCAAACCAATACCAAGTACGGTCGGCAAAATAGCTTCTAGAAAGTTAGCTTCAGGGAGCCCTGTAGCAGGGTTGGTCGTTAAGGACCCGCCGTATGCTTGAGCGAGCGACTGCAAACCACCAACTTCATTTGGGGTCATGTGTACAAGCATGGAGTCGCCGTTGCGACCCTGCGCCTGCATATTTTGGGCTAGTGTCTGTATGCTCATGGCATTCTCTACAGTTGGGGGCTGGTTAATCGTAACATTTTAGGGGGTGTTAAGCAATAAATCATAGGGCTTAGCCTTGTGGGCGTGAAACAAACGTAATGCTGCCAATAGCAGAGGGTTTTACGGGTCTGGCGTAAGGGGTAACTTGAGCGTCTTCGTGTTCTAGAAATATCCCAGTAACACCGGCTTCGGTCGCGGCTTTCTCAGTTGCCCAGTACAGCCTAACTTCATCCCCACCTTGAGCATTAAACATCACTGTTGCTTGGGCGCGGTTATACGTGAACTGTGTAGCACTTTTGCGGGCTGCCAATGAAAACCTGCTTGTCGAATTCACAACCGCACTGCCATTGACTTGTAACCAAGAGTGCACATCGTGCGCAACGTTATCGTTATTAACCAACTGCAGCCCATATATAATCATATAAGTTCCGCTTAGTTGCACTGAGGCATACCCACTTGGGTCTAAAACAAATCCGGCGTTAGATACAACAGTATTCCAAGCAACCAGTGTGGAGGTATTATTTCCTAGCGCATACTGGTCAACATCGCTAAGTGCTGATATATGGGGCGAGTCTACATACCCCTGCCCAAGAGGGCCACCCACCGTACGAGTAAAATTATCTAATTGGTTAAAATATAACCGCAGGGCGTTATGCACCTGCTCAATCTGGTTGTAATTATAATCGCGCTGCATAAGCGGCAAACTCGGCGCAATGGTGGTATTTACTCGTGCCATGCTATCTCCGACCGTCAGGCTTAATATCGACTCTTATGTCACCAGACTGCCACGCAACACCTAAGTCCGTAGATTCTAAACGCAACGCCATTTGACGGCCTCTCAGACGGGTATAAACTTGCCCCTCATACTCTTGAATTGTGTACACACGGGTGTTTCTATAATCGTCAGCACTTGGCACGTTGGGATTATCTGCAGTGCCATACGGGTCGCCAGAGTTGCGTCTTGGTTTTACCTGCATAGTCAGTGACGGCTTATCAGCAGTAGAGCCATTAAAGTTCACATCTGGCAGTATGCGTTTAACAAACCCAAAACTATCACCATCTCCGATATCAAAATCAGCAGACTGCACATACGCTGTAATCGGTACAGGACTTAGCCCAGAAACATCGTCGTTACCAACTTCATGGAACAATACACGCTGGTTGTAATCAGCGGCCATGGGGTTTTCACGTAGAGCAGAGTCTAACCACGCTGTGCGGTTCAGTTGACCGTAATACCATACACCGCCCAGATAATTAAACACGACATACCGGTCTATGACCGTAGACGTACCCGAACAGTAAAACCACCACACTTCGTTATAGGCTTCGTTCGTGCCACCAAATATCTGATATGCCTGATCTTTATTTAAATCCTCAAACACGTACTGGCGCACGTCACAAGGTAGTGTATCTACCCGACCATTATAGGTATAGAACTTATCGCGACCCATCCAGTACGTGACGTTATTAGCAGTAGTAACCGCATTGGGCGACATGATCGAGATATTATCAATCATTATCTCAAACCGATACACGAGCGGTGCGCCGATATACTGCATCGAGTAAAGCGCAGACTCAGTCCAGATTAGAATCTCTTGCCGTGCATTAGCAGCGGTCACAATAAAAGAGCCATCATTTAATCTGAACTCACCCGACTGGTTTGTAATAGCCGGTTCCCATTGAAAGGGGTTATCTTGGTCTGACCAGCGCACTAGCATCGGATCAAACGCGCTATTGGCATCGGTCGGGTCGTAAGGGTTTGCCCCCATACAAATAATAAAACGCTGGATCGGTGCAGACATAATCTTATTGGTTGTGGTAGGGACAAACTGCCCCTGCAAGCCCAACGCGGTTGAGGCATCAGATAACGCAACCCCACGCACAGTAGTACCTAATGTGGCATCCCAGTAATAAACCGCGCCTTCTCGTGGCGCGAAAAACAAATCCTCACCGAAGTTATCTGCCGACCACAGACGCAACTGTTGCCCTACCCCCACCACACCGGGACTACCCCAGCCACCAGAGCTCCACGGATCTGCACCCCAGCCAAGGCCCACCACGTACGTGTCTAGCCCTGTATTGACCTGATAAGTCGCTGTAGCTGCCGCACCACCACCCGATGTCGCCGAGGTTGAGAATACGCTCGCTATGTTTATTGTGTACTGTGAGGCGCTAATAAGCCCAAAAACTTGGCGCTCGCCGTTAATATCTGAGGCAGCAAACCCACCAAAAGGCCCTGTGACATCTGCGTAAGTAACAAAATCATTCTCAACCGCACCGTGGTTAGCATCAGTTACGGTAAGTGTAGAGCAAGCAACGTTGGCGCCAGAGCCATGAGCCGCAGCGGTTGTACCATTAATGCCTCTATTTACACCCAATAACGTGTTACCGCTAATGGCCGAGTACGCCATCTGCTCAGTACCAATAAGTATTACTCCCCCTGTAGTCGGGAAAGACGCAGCACTTGTTAGTGGCACTGTCTGCTGGGCAGCGGTTATGTCTGAGGCTAGTGTATTAAATGCTGTGGCAAAGGGGTCTCCCGTACCCGGTGGATTCGGCCCTAACATGGGGTCTACAGTCTTGCGTATAGGTGTGATGTCGTTGTAGTCACCACCGTCCTCGATGTAGTATTTCAGGTTAGTGCCCACACCCAGCAGGTTTTTACCCGCTAAGGTTCCCCAATTATGTAATGCACGCGCATTACCTAGAAACTGCGCACTAGACAGACGCGTCCAACCACCAATCTTCTCGGGTTTACCCGAACGAAACCGAATCTTATCGCCGTCATAGAATTTACCTTCAGCACTGTATGTTGTGCCTTCTCGGTAGAGTCCGGGTTGTAGCACGATCTTCGTAATCATGTTAGTATACCGCCATTAACAGGGAGAACACTATGTTTGTTTATATCTGGAAAACCGTTGAAAGCACGCCTTTTTACGTCGGGTGCACGAAATTTGCAGGGCGAACTAATCCAAGAAACAGTGGAAATAGAAACTGGCTTTGTGTGCAAAAAATTAACGAGGTCGGCTATGCCAACATTGTTGTTGAGATACGTCATGTTGACTCCTTAGAAGAAGGGCGAAGTCTCGAGACACAACTAATTGAAGAATACGGTCGCATCAGTTTAGGAACTGGGACGCTAACCAATTTACGCGTTGGTGGCGAGGGTCTTAACCCAATGTCAGACGACCACAAGGCCAAAATACGAGCTGCTACGGTAGGCAGGAAAAAAACACCAGAACAGCTAGAAAAACACCGCAAGCGTATGCAAGATCCTGATGTACAAGCAAAGCTTAGAGGTGAAAACAACCCCGCGAAACGGCCCGAAGTCCGAGCGAAACTGAAAGCGTTGTGGGCGAACGATGAATTTAGAGCAGCCCGAGTAAAAGAACGTAAAAGACCTAGGAGTTTTTCCGATACAACTCTCGCCGACTTAAGAAAACGCGCAGTCGACCCAAACAGCCCCATGAGTACCCAGCATAAAATCCTAAATAGTGACCCGGCTATAAAAGAAAAACGGCTAGCTGGCCTCGCAAAAGCGCAAGACAAAATTAAAGCCAAACTGAACGACCCTAATAACAAACTCAAAAGGATTGCCGCATTAAAGGCCACGATAAGTTCTCCTGAATACACAGAGCGCCATAAAGCATCGTACACCCCAGAAGTTCGTAAAAAAATTGCTGACGCCAAAAAAGCTTATTGGGCTGGAAAACGCGCCGAAAGGGCCTCTAGCAATTAGTTTAACACCTGCCATAATTAAACGTCGCCTAAAATAATCATCAGTTTACCGAATTTAGCTTCTCGATCTTCAAGCCCATTGTAGCCGCCATTGATGCGGCGCGTAACCCTTTTCACGCTACCTGTATCCGCAAGTGCATTAAGCCCATTTGTGTCCCAAAACCACCCAGCGCTTTGTACAGCCAACTCAGGCTCTGATACCAGTTCCGGTTCTAGTAGGGCATTATTATCTGCAGCTAGCGAGAAGGCGGTGTAGTTGTTTTTGCCGGTTAACTGAATCAGCCCACGACCACGGTACTTCCAACCATCTCCCGAGGATTCCTCGGCATTTCCCATACGGTTAGCGTACACACGGTTTGCAATCTTCTCAGGCTTTCTAGCGTATAGAGCGGCCAAGTCGTCAGTGGGGAAATACTTACCAAACACCTTACGCAGGGCATTGACCGAGTAGTTTAAGTTCTCAGAGACCGCCCGAAAGTTACCTGACTCGTGTGCTATTTGGGATAGAAACATGGCTTGTCGCACGGGGGTATTGATGTCGTACTTGAGCATGGTCATGTTTAGCCAAGGCAGGTACTTGTCTATGTTATCTGGTGAGACACCAATAGAGCGTAGTGCCGAGGCTTCTATCATTTAGGGGCGTCTTTAATCTTTCTGTCTTCCACCATTCTGAAAACCTTCTCTACACTACGACCACCGAAGTAAAACGACATGATTATAATCCCCCATTGTCCCAACAGCTCCACATAATTTTGATTTGTGTCGTAACCAAATGCAGACATCATCGCGAAGGTAAAGTAGCCGATTAGTATACCTATTAGGGTCATGGGTCGAATGTTTTTAGGCAGCCAACTATCGCTATTCATATCTGCTTGGTGGCGCTGGGTCAACTGCTCTTGCTCTTTCATGTCAGCTTCAAGCTGTTTTAGCTCACCACTTTGTTGTAGCTCTAGCAAACGAATTTTAGCCTTCTCCGCTTCGTCTTTATCGGGGAATATTTTATCAATTATTTTCGACCCTATGCTTAAGAAATCCAATAGCATAGTGTTACTCCTTCCAAGTTAAAATTAGCTCATCGCTAGGTTAACGACTCCATTTACTAACAGAGCCGCGCTGTCATGTATTATTTTTGCTTATTGTACTTCAGTATCTAAGTTGTGCGCTACTTGCCAAGCGTCTAATGCCGCTGTAAATCTGTCAAATTCAATTATACTTTCGTTATCAGGCTTAACAATCTTACCTGCGACAATTGAAGTCTTGTACTCAATTTCACCAAAATCTTCGTACCACTGGACAGCGTGAACAGTTCCGTCAATCGTAAAAGTTAAGTCTGTATATCCAACCCCATCTTTTGATACAAAACCGTCATTTGGAATAATCGTAAATTTCATAATTGACCCTTTAACAGAAGTGTTGTTTGCTCGTTACTTTTAACCATCTCGTTGCGGAATGACTCCACCGCCGCGCCTGTTTGCCGTTGTTGTTGACTGTTTTCAATAAGTAGAACAGGTATCCACGCAATAGCACAGCCCCACTCATCTATCGGCTCGCCTGTGTTGGGGTTATTGCCACGTAGCTGTGTAAACCACGCGCAATCTGTTTGCCTGCACGGGTTAAAGTTGTCCAATGGACAATTTGCTTTTGATTCAATTTTCATTATGATTTCGTGCAAATAATAACGTCAACGTATTGCACATTGATTGCGGTTGATGCGCCTGAAAGTGTGCTAGAGCCGGAGAAGCCGTGCGTGTGTGAACCACCGCCCCCTGTTGCTTGTGCTATTCCACTTTGGTAATAATTATTTCCTCCCCTTTGAAAAACGCCATCAGTACCAGAAAGGTCTTCCTCTGCATCTTGTATATTATGTGCGTGCGAGGGCATCTGTGCAATTGTTAAGGTTGTAGCTCCAACAGAGCCGCTCAAACTAACTGAACCACTAACAGATGGCGTTCCAAATGCATTTGTAAACGTTGCAGAACCGCCAGCACCAGCCGTGCCACTCACAACCCTTAGCGCCTTATTATTGTGCGCCGTAGACTTAACCCAGCCGGTAGGCGCTGAAGTTTGCACAAACAGCATATTAGTGCCTGAGGGTATGGACGGACTAGGCGACGCGATTGATTGCCACGACCTGTCACCGCGTAAATAGGTTGTGCTATTTGCCGTCCCTGTGGCTAACGCCGAGCTTGAAATGTTTGCTGTGCTTGTGCCTGTTAAATTTGTCGCATTTGTCGCATTTGTCGCATTTGTCGCATTTGTCGCATTTGTCGCGGTAGCCGCATTTCCTGAAATATTAATACCCCAAGTCCCGCTCGCTCCGCCACCTGTCTTGGTGGGGGCGTCACCCGCAATTTCCGCATTCACGAACGCTGTGGTAGCTATACTTGTGTTATTTGTACCGAAAGACTGAGTAACCGCCGTGGTAGCATTTGTAGCATTTGTAGCATTTGTAGCATTTGTC